TTTTTTTTTTTTGATGATCCATACTTAATCCCTCTCTCCATCTGACTTATTTACCTCTAAGTTCTTTAATACTCAATGCGATAGCCAGCGCTGAACCGGTAACAGCAAGCGCAGATCCAGAAACAGATAAAACATCACTGGCAATTTGTCTCCCTTTCGAAATCTTTGGTTGTTCGATCTCAGAAAACAATTTATTATACTGCTGCTCCAGTAATTCCCGATTGATTCTGTCCCGAAGTTCTTTATCCGTCATCTTAGATAAGTCCATCGTTTTTCTTGTTGATTTCGGATGGGTTTCCGTTTCAAGATTCTGCAACTGCTTAACCAAAGATGAACTGGTGTCAACAAGTCTTTTTTTTCGCTCCAAATCCTCACGTACCCATCTATGCGGGTCTGGCTTACTTGTATCGATTCTGTTATCCTTCTTTTTTCCAAGGTTATCCGCTATATCTCGGTCATATCTTTTTCTACCGGCTGGCGTCAACGAACCATCGGAATTCTGATAACGGCGAACTCCCCATTTCATGCCTTTAATTCCATGGTGTGCTAAATAGGCGTTGTTCATTTTGAATCTCCCTCCTTTGCGATGTAACTGGTAACACCTCCACTGGCATTGGATGTCTGATAATACGGAACTTCATGAATCACGAGGTCTTCACTAAGCACTTTTCCAGACGTATCCAAAGTCTGAGTCTGATGCGCCTTTGGTGTGACTTCATATTGTCCGGAATAATGCTCAGGCTCATCCGAATTTGTATCATCATTTTCCGCAGCAACATTTAAACGCCATTCGTACTCACTGATTTGTGTTTTATAACACTCCAGCACTGCAGAACTAAGCGGTGGATCGAAAAGAAGTTTGACCTTCAAATGCATATACGATTTGACAAGCATGTATTTGGATTCATCAGAAATGAAATCTTTCCACGTTGCATTCTTATCTTCGATCATGAAACCTTTGGATGGACCGACACCAAGCTGTGTAAGAATCGAGAACACAGAATTGATGTGCATGATCAAATCCGCATCGAAATGTTCATACTCCTCTGCGATTCCGAGTAATTTCTTGATTGATGTCAGTACACTATCTGTAATATTCATGATCGCACCTCCATCTAACAGAGTTTTATAAACTCGCTCATACAATACCCGCTGATACCGTCTCCAGTCTTAACTTTATAGAAACCAGAGACAGACTCATTATCGCAAACTGTTACAACTGTATCCGAACTGATAATGTCTAACGATCTGGACGCCTGCGTCGGATCTTTGCGAATGTTCAAATTCGTACAATTTACCACCACACCCATAAGTGACTTCTTGTTTCCTTCCATAATTTTCCTCCTAATGCCTCCATGGGCATGTATCATTTTTTCGTCGTTCATTTGGAACTGTTAAAAGTAGTTTCGCATCTCCGTAATGTATAGCATTATGGGTTGATAAATTTGTTGCAATCAGATACTCTGGATTCAGGACCAAATCAGTCCGCAATAGTATGTCCTGCTGCCTTATTGGGTTCATATGATGAATAAGAATCTTTCCACGAATCTCATAACCATCCAATCCAAGATCACATCCATTATCACGAATAATAATTTTTCTCCGAATGTCCTTCCATTCTTGAGAATTGTAAAATATCTGATTAAGATACCTATCAAATCCGAATGTCTCTTCACAAACCACTCCGTCCAAACGAAGATACTCGTATCGTTCCTTAAAGGTTGTAAGTTGCAAGAGTTCTGAATAACATTTAAGCATCATCCACCTCATCTCCATGACCGCTATAACCACGAAATGCTTTTAATGCATCTGCATACAGTTTTTCTGAATTTTCAATGGATTTCAGATTCTGAGTCTTCGCCTCTATCAGTTCCTTCTGTTTTTCCAAAATCTCTTTTTCAATTCTTTCTTTCGTTGAACCGAGCTTCAAATAGTGAGTAATCACCTGCGACGAAGCGGTTCCCTCTCGTAACTGTTTTTCAGCCAAGTCAACTGCCAATGAAACAAGCTGATTTTCTCTCGCTTCTGGCGTTAATGCTGGACGCATCATCCTAGAAGACTCGGATTGCTTTGCTTTCCTCAAAGTTGATGCCTCCTTCCATTTAGTTGTTCGTTACTTCTGTAATGGTTCTCACATACTTTTCCAGTATTTAAAAGGACCTACAAATCATGACAATGCTACTCAACGAAAGGAGAACTAACTTTGAGCCGATCCCACAGAAACCGTTGTCAAATATCATGAGTTATAGACCCTTGTAAACACTGGAACAGCTGAAAAGGCTCCCTAAAAATGCCCTCCGGGGAAATTTTAAAGACCGCCGCGATATGGGTGGGGGTATGTTTTTTAGACACCCCCCTATACCCCTTTTAGTTATGCACGGTGGTTTCGGCTTTTGATATGCCGACGAAATCACTTTTAGGAAGCTTTTTCTTTATGTTCATTTGTTTCTGATTTACTTGTAACTTTTCGATAGATGTTCTGAAAATCATAACGGATTATCTCATCAATAGCTCGCTCTACTTCCTTATTGTTCTCTTCATCTGATAATTGATCCGATGTTCGAGCAATTCGACCAAGGTAAGCAGTTGTGTGATAACCTTTTTCTTCATCGAACATGAACCATTGAGTGAACTGTTCAAACGGATCATAAGGATTATCAAAAGTTGTAAGCGCAAATCTCATCTTACTTAGTTCACTCCTTTCCATTCAAATACTTAGAAACTGTCGAAGAAGAAACCCCAAGAGCTTCCGCAATCTCTGAAGTGCTGTAGCCAGATGCGCTAAGTGCAGCGATACGATTCTGTTTAGCTGTGCTCAGAGCAGTGCTTGCACGAGGAGTCGCTCTCTGACGAATAGTATCGGTATTCGTGTTATTCAGAATTTGCGTAAGCTTGTTCTCAGAAATTGCTCCGGCCTGAATGGCTTCCCATTCTTTATCCGTAATTTCGATGTTAGATCTCTTAGCCCCAACAGAACTCCTTGCCTGTGCCAGAGCCTGCTGACTTGCCTTCTTAACTTCTGCTTTTGTCATATCCGGATTGTCTTTTCTCTTAGCCGCAACAGTAGCATTCGCCATTGTCTGAGCCTGCCTCTCTCTAGGAGCATTTGCCAAAGCCAAATCCAGCTTAGCATTTAAAGA